ACATTTAACAGGATCTGATTTAAACATAAATAATGCAGATGTGAATATCAGTAGTCCATTAACAATTGTTGGTAATTCCATAAGTGTGGGTACATTTGTATTAGATGGCGTTTTAAAAGGAGGTAATTCTAGTCTTTTGGTTAATTCAGAATACCTTGAGATAAAAATAGGATCCGCCACTTATAAAATACAGTTATTTAGATAACACGTTTTTTCATTTAAAATAATTATATTGTATTTCATATACTTCAAAAGTATTTTCAGTAAAAAAATATATAAAAAAAGAATGTCGGGGATTTCTCCCCGACATTCAAGTTGTTTCGCCTACTTCTAAATATTAGAAGTATACCGAGTTATTGCCTGGTGTAAAACCTTCACCGAGACCAGCTAACAGAATTACGTGGTAATAAAGATTGGCTCCGAATATATTGTCAACAACGCCATAGCGGGTCATAAGACCAACTCTTGGGCTGAAGTCATTCGTGCCGATTGTCCTTTGGATCATCACGGGGATGTAAGGGCAATAAATAATACCAGTATCGTAGAATTCAGGTCCTTTGTAACCAAGTAAAGCATATTCCACACGATTCGTGCGGGCTTGACCTGGAGACAAGTGGGTTGAACTACGTCCTTGCTCAAATTGAGCTTCTGTGCGAGTATCACGGTAAACGTTGAACCTTCCACCTAGATTACCAACTTTTGCAACACCGACAGGCTGTGTATTAACATTACCTTGAACTGGTACCCATTGGAATTCGGGTAACATTTCGAGGATTGCGGCAACGCGAGGGGTACAAACGATGAAGTTTGCAGCACCACGGCGATTGCGAATAGCAATACGGTTAGCTTCGATGATTAAACGTTGATAGAAATCACGGTTGCGCTCGACGAGCCAGCGGCCATCGGCGGATGCAGGACTCCATACGGAGTATCCAACACCAAAACCAGCGTTGAGGGACGTTTGAATCATACGCATGATCATCTCACGATCGATCTCAGCTTGCAATTCATAAGACATTGCATTTGTGAGTTCGGTATCGATATCGATGCCATTCATATTCTTCAAATCCTGCTCTAGTTCAACTGACCAACGTGCAGCAAGGCGGCGTGTGCCAGCCTCAACAGCGGTCTTCTCGAAAGAAACTTCGATTTGAGGGATTTTACCCGTCAATTCAAAATTTGCTAAGAGTTGAGCAACACCTTGATCTTGCCCAATCATTGGGAAAAGATCGGCGTATGCGCCGCTTGCACCAGACAATCTAGCACTGGATGTACCAGTGTAACGAGTGTCTAGGTATTGGTAGCCGAGTTCCTTGCCACCAGCAGCGGCTTGAGGATTGGGGAGGGCGGCATTGGCATTTGTGCCAGAACCGTCAACACCATCATTACCGAGTTGGTTTGCGAGGTACTTGTAACGTAGAGCGAAGGCTAAACCAACGGGACCGCCCATAGGTTGTACGCCAACGATTTCATTAGTAATCAATTCAGGGAAAGTACGGCGAATCATCGGGATGAGGATTTTGGGTAAGCGAGCATCACCATTGGCATAAACATCTCCACCAGGATAACTGTTGGGGAAATTTGCACCAGCACCACCATAAGCACCAGCGTTAACGCTTCCGAAAACGGAAGAGCCGCCACCAGCTTGGTTGGATTCCTCAATGCACCAGCGTTCTTGGTTTTCAAGAAGCATAGCGGTATTGAGGCGTGTATGATCGTCTTCGATAGCGGCAACCTTATCTGAAGTATAATTCAGAACGGGCTTCCACTTCTCCAAAAGGGCTTCAGCGCGAGTTGTATCAATATAGGCTTGTGTAGGTCTAATTTGTTTCATATTCGTTTTTTTTGTTTTCCTTTTTTTGTTCGACTTTGGAATATTTTTCAATTCCAGATTCAGACATTAATAATATTAATATCTCAGCTAAAATTAGTATTTAGATAACTCCTTAAGATAAGGGTTCATTTGAACATCTTCTCTATGTGAAGGTGTTGTTCTCTCCTCGACGATTATTCTAGGAGCATCTACTTCTCTAGTGACAGAACGCTTAAGTGCGCTCTCTTTTAGTTCATGAATTCTATCGGATTCATTTCTGCTAAATAGGTTCAATGCATAATCAAAGTTCTCATTTATGAATTGAGCACTTTTGTTTTTCATGATACGAGTAATATAGTCCTTTTTCTTATCGTTTAAACCAGCAACTTTCTTTTCCAATAAAAGATCGGAAGAGATGGCATTGTATTTTTCAACGAGATAGCAATGTTCTTTCTCAATTGCATGGAGTTTTTTGTTAGCTTCATCAATTTGTTTCTTGCCATCAATAATGGCCGATTTAACTGATTTTTTAGCAACAGCTGCATCAACTCCGAGGAAGTCTTTAATTTGCTCAAGAACGATAGTTGCTCTTTTGTTTTTAACAGCCTCTTCAATTTGAGCTTTAGGCAATGCCTCATTAACATAAGCATCCAAATATGTGGAAACGTCATTAATGATGTTGGATTTGAAAGAGCCAGCTTCGTTAACCAATGCTGTTTGATATTTTTCAACAATGCCCTTTAATTTCTGACCGTGATTGACATCAATAGCTTTAACAACTTTTTTCAATTTAGTTGTGTGGTCTTTATCGATGACTTCTAAAAGGTGAGATAATTTAGTAGCATAATCATTATCTTGTTTAACGAGAGCAGAAGCTACATGAATCTTTGCTTTTTCTTCTACAGCATTTTCAAATGCTGATTGAATTTCATTGAGTGCTTCTTCGCTTAGAAGTTCTTTAGTAACTTTTTTGAGTTGCTTTTTGATATCCATATTTTTTAAAATTTATTAATGCCCTCTAACACTTTTGTTTTTACTTTCTGTTCGAGAATAGCTTTTAAGTATTTATGCGCTGATGAATAATTTTTTTCAGATAAATGCTTTAAAAATTTAGAAATATGTATTTTTTCTTCTTTTTTTAATGATTTTTTATCGAATTCATTATCTCCAGCAGCGATAGTAGATGTCCGAGTAGCATTTGGAATTACTTGTGTAGTAGTTTCTGTTGCTTCTACACTATCCCAATCTATTCCATCATCTTCATCATTCTGTTCAAATTCATTATCTCCAGCAGCGATAGTAGATGTCTGAATGGCATTAGGAATTACTTGTGTAGTAGTTTCTGTTGCTTCTACACTATCCCAATCTATTCCATCATCATCTTGATTTTGATTTGATGCTTGAGGTGCAGGAGCAACAGGTGCAGGAGCAACAGGTGCAGGAGCAACAGGTGCAGGAGCAACAGGTGCAGGAGCAACAGGTCTAGGTGCAGGAGCAACAGGTCTAGGGGCTGTATTTGTAGCACCTTGTTTTACTTCATTCTGTCTAGCAAACATTAATCTCGCTTGTGCATCTGTCCAATTTTTACCTTGGGCTTTAGCGGAATCGGCATAAGCTTTTTCTTCTGGTGTCAATGGTGCTACTGGTTCGTTAGATTCAACAGGTTTAACCGCTTCCTTTAAAAGAACATTGTTCATATATGAACCAAAGATGCTATCAGTGTCTAAATTTTTACCCATAATATAAAAGTATTTATGTCTAGAATTATTTTATTTAAATTTTGTTTATGGCTCTGTATAAATTCTTTTCAACTTTAGAGTTTACAACTTTTTTCAAATACTCATGAGCTTGTGAATAATTTTTTTCAGATAAACATTTTACGAATTTAGCAATATTTTTGTTCTCTTGGATTTCCTCGTCGGCTTGATCTTTTGGTTTAAAATATGTAGAAACATCACCAGGGTTCGGCTTATAATTAGCTGCCGTTTTCTGTACAGGTGCCGCTTGTTTTGTGGGTGCGGTTTGTTTTTTAGTTGAAGCAGTTTGTTGGACAGGTGCAGCTGGTTGTGTAGTTGCTGTAGCTTGTTGTTGTACAGGTGCGGCTTGTTGTTGGCCTCCACCAACGAGTGCTTTTTTTATAAGATTACCACCAGCACCAATAATCTTAGACCCAGCACCAAATAGACCACCGATAGGCCGATCACCAACGAGTGCTTTTTTTATAAGATTACCACCAGCACCAATAATCTTAGATCCAGCACCAATAATACCGTCCATTCCTTGCTGTTGTTGTTGCTGTTGTTGTGGTTCATTGGCGGGTGCTTCTGGAACTGTTCCAGCAGCATATTGTTTCTCTCCAGTTGCATTTGTTCCTTGTGGCATTTTCTCGTTTGCTCTTAGTTTATTCAAGAGATCCGTATTCTGCTGTGCTGTTCCTGTATAATTTTGAATACCATACTGTGCCGCCAATTTTCCTCTGGATGTTTTATCAAATGCTTGATTTTTACCAGCCAAATAATCTACAATAGAACCACCACTAGAAGATGGTTGTTTTTTATTTGAACCCCCCTCTGTTGTTTTGGTGGGAGTTTCTTGTGCCGCATCTGGATTTCCAATACTAATACCTCCACCAACTTCTAGTGGTGTTTTTTCGCTATTAGGAGCGGTTCCACCACCGCCTAAATCTGCTGGTATTTTAACATCAATATTGGACGCGGAACTACCTTGGGGGTCAGTCGGCATTTGTGCGGTTACTGCCCCACCAGAATTTGGTGCTGATGGTTTTGGTGGTAATGTTAAACCACCTACACTAATTCCACCAGCATTACCTGTCGGTGTACTAGGCATTTGTGCGGTTACTGCTCCACTAGAATTACTTTGTGGTGCAGGAGTTCCTGCTGGTTTCTTTGCAGCTAAC